TCTCCTGAGCAAGAATCTCCTGAGCAAGAATCTACATCAGGCGGCGTTGCAAACACTGATGCTACGGAAGACAATGGTTCTCAAGATCCAATATCTGAGACTGACACTGCGTTCCGTGAAAATGAAGGCTCGCTAGTTTCTGATACTGCAAAAGAAAATGCGTATGTTGAATGGGTATCTCCTAAGATTGAGAACTGGGTGTTTCCTATCCATAAAACTTGGGCAAACGTCAAGTGGGAATATTGTTTTCGCTCAAGAGAAAACAGTTTTGATGTATCACAAACGGCAGTCGCGCAAAAAATGCGCAAAAACTTTGACTCTAAAAACAAGGCAGTCATCAACCAGTTAGTGCAGCGTTTTGAAATGAAGCGTAAAGCATCTACTCTTTCTCGCGCTAGGACTAATAAGACTGGTGAGTTGAATATGAAAAAGCTGTGGGCTACCAAGTTGACTGAGGATGTATTCCTGTCTAACACGGTTGTACCCAACGGCACCAATCACGGTATGATGATGTTTATTGATTTCTCTGGCTCAATGTGCAATGACATTACTGCAACAATTCTGCAAACGTTGGTCATGGCTGAGTTTTGCAAAAAAGTTGATATCCCGTTTGAGATCTACTCATTCACCAACGCTGTTGATGATAACATGCCCAGCCGTAGTTGGGATCAAATGACTAGCATAAGCAACAATTGGAAAGATGGCACCACTTGCATCAAGGATGATAGTTTCTATGTTGTTCAGTTGATGAGTTCCGACTTGTCACATAACATGTACAAGAAAACTTTCACCAACATGTTGCTGCTGGCTGAGGTTTACAATAGAAACCCTAGTAAAGATTCTGAATACTGGACTAGCATTCACTCATTACCTGGGTGTTTGCAGCTCGGTGGCACTCCCTTGCTAGAAGCTATGTTGGTTGCCCGTGAACTTGTGAAACGTTTCAAACGTAATCACAAAATCGAAAAGATGAATACACTCTTTTTGACTGACGGCGATCCTACTGGTGAGTTGCATTTAGGTTCTCAGTTTCAGGGCTGGGCATGGCAGCGTGATACTGAAAATGTTTATATCACCGATAACGGTGTGACCACGCAGTACAAAGTGAACCGACGGGATTCTTCTCGCACTATAATGTACAATGCATTGCTGAAGCACTTTAAGGCTAGTGTTGACACCACGCTTGTGAACTTTCACATAGGCAACTTCAATTCGTATGTAATTACTAGTCGAGCTGGAAGATATGAGAATGATGCAGGTGCTCAAGCGGCTTTAAAATCGTATCGTCAGCAGAAGTTCGCTATAATACGGGATACTGACGGATTTGATCTGTCTTACTTGATTAAGAACGGTGACAACCTCTCGCAGGAAGATCTGGAGATGGAAGTGAAATCTGATAAAAAGGGTGATATTTTGCGAGGATTCAAGAAATTTCAGTCTAAAAAGTCAGGAAATTCACTGTTTCTTGGTAAATTTATTGATCTGGTAGCGTAAGTTGCTGATTAATAACAAGAAAAAAAGTTGCTTTTTGGTCAATTAAAGGTTGACTTAGGCAGTAAAACCGACTATAATAGTCGCATAGTTTAGAAAAATTAGTCTTGTGGAGAGATATACTATGGAAAATCGAACAAAGTTAATTGAAGTTTTATCAACATTGGACAATGGATCAGGAGTTTTCTCCCGCATTCAAGTCCTCGATGCTGCTAAAGGTGCTGGTCTCCCAGCTCCTAAGTGGTTCTTTACTGAGCGCAAAATTGGTCGTAATCAATACGCGCTCAACATGGAAGGTGTTGCTCTTGCAGCATCTACCCCCGCTCCCGTCATAGTTAAACGAAAGCCTATTATGACAGTAGCACCGACACCCGTTCCCGAGGCGAAGGTTGTTACTCAGGCTAAGTTGACGGTTGAAGTGGATGACTTGGTTCCCGCTACTGACCCAACGTATGTTGCGTTTGGATTCAGCCGCGATCTAACCAAGATCCTTAAGTCTCGGATTTTCTATCCGACATTTATCTCTGGTCTGTCAGGAAACGGCAAGACTACAATGGTTGAGCAAACCTGCGCAAAGCTGGGTCGCGAGGCTATCCGAATCAATATCTCTATTGAGACTGATGAGGACGATTTGATTGGTGGGAATACACTAGTCGATGGCAACGTAGTCTACCGTGAGGGCCCTGTGCTGACGGCGATGAAGCGAGGTGCAGTCTGCATCTTGGACGAGTTGGACCGAGGATCCAACAAACTTATGTGTCTTCAAGCTATCTTGGAGGGCAAGCCCTACTTCAACAAAAAGACTGGAGAGGTGATTACTCCTGCTTCTGGTTTCAACATCATTGCAACCGCAAACACTAAAGGGCGCGGCTCGGATGACGGCAAGTTTATGTCGGCTCAGATCCTAGACGAGGCTTTCCTTGAGCGTTTTGCAATAACCGTTGATCAGGAGTATCCCTCTCCAGCTACTGAGAAGAAAATCATTCTCGGTAAGATGGGCAAGGTCAACAAGGTTGACGAGGACTTTGCTGACAAGCTAGTCACTTGGGCTGACATCATTCGTAAAACATTCCGCGAGGGTGCTATCGATGAGTTGGTATCAACACGCCGCTTGGAGCACATTGTCAATGCATACGCTATGTTTGATGACCGTATGAAGTCTATCGAACTCTGCGTCAATCGCTTTGACGAGGACACGCGACAGGCATTCAGCGATCTCTACACTAAGGTAGATGCTGGTGCTACTCTAGAGTCTATGACTGCTGAGTCAGATGAAGTAACCCTCGATGTTGTTATGGATGAGGATTTCTCATAATGACTACTCAGATACAATCACTAATTAAAGAAGCCAGACAGTTGACTGAGAGTATCGATGCAGATACTGCTCGATTGGTAGAGGTCGTTGACCTGTTGATTGCACTGCGGAAGGTACCGCCAGTGTTCTCAGAGTTTCCGCCAACGGAGGGTTGTTGATGTACAAGTTCCGCGAAGACGAATTGATTCAAGAATTCAAAAACTACATTGACTCTACTTACGAGGGTCATTATGGACAAGGAGGTCTACAGTCTGCTGAGATTATTATAGACCGAGGACATGGCCCAGGCTTCTTTCATGGAAACATTGACAAGTATAATGGGCGATACGGCAAGAAGGGCGAGACCCCTGATGTATGGCGTAAGGACATTGTGAAGATTATCCACTATGGATTTTTAGCTCTTTACGAGCACGACAGGGTACATACCGAGTAACAGAATTAGAGGCGCAGCGGCGATTTTCCTATTGAAACTTCTCTCCTCAGACGGCCGCTGCGTCTCTTCTCTTATAAATAAGAGAAGTAACTTTGAGGATTGACAAATGGCAAACATTTACGAACTAACTTCTACCCGAGATTCATTAACCGATGTTTTTTGGGAAGGCATTTCAACATCAGTAACTGACAACTACAGTGCTGCGATCACTACCATATGTGATGATTACAACGGCATCTTTTCTCAGATAACTTCTGATGACGGGTTGACATCTACAATTCAAATTAGATTCCCTGATGATGTTGACCTTGAAACTGTATCCGCAGCATTTACTGCTGCTTTGAATGAGACTACAACAGATCGTGAAATAATCGATGCGTCTAAAAGTAGTGGAAAGATTCAGTTGACCTTTTCTGAATAAAGTAGATTGACTTCTACTTGAATATTATGTACAATGTGACGACAAATTATAGTATGGAGCTATCTTATGAAAATATCGAAGTCCACCCTGGACATTCTAAAAAACTATGCTAGTATCAACACGAACATCCTTGTTCGTGAGGGTAACACTCTAGCGACGATTAGCACGGGGAAAAACATTTTTTCTCGCACTACAATCTCTGAGACATTTGATCGTGAGTTTGCGATTTATGATCTCAATAGTCTGTTGGCACTTCTCACTCTGATGGATGATACTGATGTTGCATTCGGTGAGAGTAGTATGACAGTAGGCAAGGATCAAAGTCAATTTGAATACTACTATGCTGATCCTAGCATTGTTGTCGCAGCACCAGACAAAACGATTGAGGTTGATGAGCATTATAAGTTTACTTTGACTTCTGAAGAAGTGAATATGATAATGAAGGCTGCTGCAATTGTATCTGCGCCAATGCTGAGTGTAGTTGCTAAGGGCGGCACGGTGACGTTATCAGTCGGCGACCCCTCAACTCCTAAGAGCAACACTTTCAGGCATGTCATAGGTGAAAGCGATCTTGACTTTGATTGCCGCCTCGCAGTGGAGAACTTCAAGGTGATCACGGGCGAATATGATGTTACGCTTTCAAAGAAAAAATTCATGTACTTATCTAGCACTTCATCTGATATGAAGTATTGGTTAGCACTTGAACCTAGCTCAGTTATTTAGGAGAAAAATTATGCCAGGTAATGCAGATATGTTTAAGTCGGATCTATCGGGGAACACTCCAGATAATATGCTTATTGCGAATGTAATTTTTCGCATGCGAGTGCGAGATGACACTATCACTGAGGGCAATCCCTTTCGATGGGAAAATGTCACAACCGCTGATCTAGTAGCAGGTAAACGAGTAATCATATTCTCGTTGCCTGGTGCATTCACACCTACTTGCTCAATTCATCAACTACCTGATTTTGAAAGGATGTACGATGAATTCAAAGCAGAAGGAATCGATGAAATCTTTTGTCTATCAGTAAATGACGCATTCGTAATGAATGCTTGGGCTAAGGCTTCAGGGCTAAAGAACGTCAAGGTTATTCCTGATGGCTCTGCTTTGTTCACTACATTCCAGCATATGGATGTGAAAAAAGACAACTTCGGTTTTGGTGTTCGCTCTTGGCGGTATGCAATGATCGTAGACGATATGCGTGTTGAGAAGGCTTTTGTTGAACCAGGTTACGGTGATAATGTAGACGATGATCCTTATGGAGAAACGACACCGCAAAACATCCTGGCTTGGCTAAAGGAGCAATCGAAAGAAGGTGGTAGGCAATTGACCCTAAACTTGTCTGACGGTATTGACTCCAAAGCAACAATGAGTTAAACTGTGTTTTTTATTATGAGAGGTTTTTATGTCAGATGAATTCTTGTGGGT